TGGCCCTGCTGGCCCTGCAGGCCCTGTTGGCCCTGCTGGCCCGATCACCAAAGCCTCCCACGTCGACCCTGCCACTGGCACGGTGATGGACGTGGTGAACGCCCTGATCTCCGCTGGACTGATGGAAACAGCCTGATAGCCGGCCAATAAACAGCAATTAGGTCCTACCGTTACAATTGACGGTAGGACCTGTTCATTTACCCGGAGGAAAAATGATAATCGACGACACCATACGAGCCAAGGTAGGCGAAACCGCATTCGACACATGGGAAGACGCCGCATTGGCCGACCTCTCCAACATCCTCTGCATGACCCTCGACCAGTCAACGGAAGACCTGACAGGCATCGTCAGCGAAGACGGCAAACACGTGCTCCTACCAGCATGGTATACAGCAGTAGCCGCCGTAAAATCCACATACGACACCAGCCTTGAATACACCATCGCATACACGCAGTCTGACGGTTGGACCCCCGAAACCAAATATGCCAAAACATTGACGCTCTCCACGCCAAACCTCCCCGGCATGCCCGTCACCATCACCGGCACCCACGGATTCAACCGACTGCCCAAACCTTTGACCGGCATCCTCACGGCCATCATCCAAGCCGACCAATCAATGACGGACCAAACCGACAGCATCACCTCAAAGAAAATCGAAGATGTGTCCGTCACCTACGCGCCCAACACACAAACCACACTCGAACGCGCACTCGCCCCCTACTTCGCACTACTCGACCAGTGGAGACTCTGCCCCGCGACAAACACCGGCAGCATCCTCAGCATGCCGACCCCCCACTACAATCTGCCATGGTGGGCAAACGAGCAAGACTATCGAGGAGGCGACTACTCATATGGCACCGCAATGTGACCCGTTCACCCTATTCCCCAACCAAACCCAAACAGCCACAATCTGGAAATACACGGCACCCGGCCTCGACAACATCAAACTCGCCGACACAAAAACAATCATCAAACACTCCACCGAATCCGACCAGCCAGCCGAATACGCGAACCGTATCGCCACACGCCGCTTCCACATCCAACCAAACACCCTTCCCACAATCCTCAAAACCGACATGGAAGCATGGCCGGACCTCATCCTCAAACTAGACAACGGACGCACCTACCAAATCAACAAAGCCAGCCGAGGAGACGACATGACCACAGGCACCACCCAATTCATCACCGTCACAGCCCACCCCTACGGGCGGAACAGCCTATGAGCTACCACCTCAGAACAAACGCCTCATGGGTCCGCAAACTCTCCACACAACAACTCAACAAAGGCGGAGCCCGCATGATGACGGACATACTCCGCATGGCCCGCCAAAACGCACCAATCAAAACCGGAGCATTACGCAACAGCGGCCGCTTCCAACAAACCGGCACACTCCACTGGCGCATCACATTCGGCAACAGTCGCGTACCATACGCCCGCCTCCGCGAACACGAAAACCGTCTCCACCCAAACACCACACGCTACCTCGAACGCGCAGCCACCACAGCAAACAACAAAATCAAAACCTACTTCAACAATTAAGGACCCCCATGATAGACCTAGCAATATGCATGACCCTCCAAAACGAAAACTACGGCACCTACGGCCAAAACCTCTTCTTCGGTACCAGCCCCGTCCTCGACACCGGCACCGTCACCAACCAACAAGGAATATGGGTCAACGCGAACACAGTCGACATCAACGGCGACCTCTACAGCGACCAAATCACCATCAGCAGCCGCTACGACGACGTCCTCGCACAAGGCCGACTCATGCTCCGACTACTCGACTTCATCAACAACCAACTCCCCCACTACTGCCAGCTCACATGCCAACCAATCACCAACATCACCTACCAGTCAATCCGCACCCACCCAGCCACAGCCGTCGACCTAGACGCCATCGACCACGAAGGCCATTGGGTCAAAAGCATCCGATTCCAAACCGACTACAAGCTCGACCCAACAACACTGTAAAATAGATTCAGCCACCAACCCCTCTGAAAGGAAACAAAAAATGGCATCCTATCCACTCATCGGCAAAAAAACCGTCTACATCGACGACATGGTCATCTCCCCGGAATACATCCAAGATGAAGTAGGAACAATCACCCTAACCCCCAGCACCACCGAAATCGCATCCCAAACCGGCACCATCAAAGTCCCAAACGGAAGCTACGACGAACTCAGCTTCGAACTCAACATCATCTGCCCCAGCGTCCGCTTCCTCGGAATGCTATTCCCCGAACTCTACCACAACGCCACATTCAAACGAGTCATCAGCGGAAACATAAGCGAAACCGGCCAAGTCCGATTCGGCGGCAACGAATGCGTCAGCAACACCCCACGCGACATCATCATCCACAACGTCTGCGACGGCAACTCCAGCGCACAAGACTTCCGCATCCCACAAGCCCTCATCACCGCCGGCGGCGAATTCAAAATCAGCCTCAGCGACCCATTCATCGTCACCCTCAGCGGCACCATGACCTCCGGAAGCGAAGGCGCAGTCATCATGGGCGAACTCAACCTAAACACCCCAAGCCACTACGATGAAACCTCCGGTTCCATCAAACCAGATGAAAGCACGATCACCGAACTAAAAGCCACGCCATCCACCATCACCGGCAAAGCAAACGACGTAGTGAAAGTCAACCTGACTGCCCTCCCGAACGGTGCGACCGGCACCATCACCTCCACCGTCTCTACCGAAGGTTTTGCTGAAGCCACGGATAATGGTGACGGCTCATGGAACATCACCTTGAAAAAGACTGGCACCGGTACCGTCGCTTTCAAGTCCGGTAGCGCGCAAACAGTCGTCAACTTCAACTGCGAAGCCTGACGAAAAAGAACCGTCCGTCGTGAAAGAAAGGCAAAGAACACGACGAACGGTGATTTTGAATTGTCCCCTCCAAGAAGGAACATCACTATCATATCACACTTCAAGAAATGGAGTATTGGACACATGACCAAGCCGATCCTTGACATTGACACTCGTGAAAGCTTCCGTGATCTCACCGTCAAACTTGACGGGGTCGTCTATACCATGAGGCCTCTCGGTTCGAAGGACATGCTTACCATCCTTGACAATGCGGAAGCCCTCGATAAGCTTTCCACTGGCAGGATGACACGTGAAACCCTGGAAACCGCGGAAACCGTCATCTTCCCTCTCGTCGCCAACCTTATGACCCCCAGCAACGCGTTCAACGAATGGATGAAACAGACCAAAACCCGTAGCGACCTCGCCTACTATCGGGCGATGACCGCCCTCTGCAAGCTCATGGGCGAAAACCTCAACATCAGCATCAAAGGCGAATGATCCATGAAATCATGGGATGAGCTCATCACCCCGGAAGAGAAGGAGCGGATGAGCAAATACAAGAGGAAGGAGACAGCCCATAAAGCGTCCCCTTCCTCTCGCATCCTTGCCGAATTCGGCATCCTATACGGGTGGACTGCCGTCCGGGACGCGCTCGAAAACAACATTTCACCAAACCTCATGCTCAACCTGATCAAAGAAGGCCGCCGCCTCTACAACATTCGCTTGGCGGAACAATACCGCCTCACCTTCGAATGCCTTACGAGCGCGTTCAGCAAACACGGAGACCAGCGGATCAGCCGCATAATCAACGACCTCGGAAAGGATTGAACCGATGGCGGACAGCACTCTCACCCTCGACGCTGAAATCAACACTTCGGATTGGGAAGCCGGCGTCAAAACCATTCAAGACGGAAGCCGTCAAATCGAAGCATCAGCCCGTCAAGCCGGTGAAGGCTTGGATGAAGTGGACAAAACATCCACTAAAGCTTCAGGCGGTACCGGTAAATTCGCCGCCATCGCCGGGGCTATGGGAGGCTTGGTCTCTACCGGCGTCAGCATGGCCGTGGACGCGATTTCGGATCTTAGCGGCGATATCATCGACGCTTCCGATTCGGCCCAGAAATTCGCCAGCACACTATCTTTCGCCGGTTTGGACACGTCGACTATCGACCAGTTGACCGCCTCTACGCAAAAGTATGCGGATCAGACGGTGTACGACCTGTCCGACATTCGTAACACCACCGCTCAGCTAGCCGCGAATGGCGTAGACAATTATGCGAGTCTAGCGGAAGCTGCCGGTAATCTGAACGCCGTCGCGGGCGGCAACGCGGATACGTTCAAATCCGTTGGTATGGTGTTGACCCAGACCGCCGGCGCAGGCAAGCTCACCACCGAAAACTGGAATCAGCTCTCCGATGCCATCCCGGGCGCTTCAGGCAAACTGCAGGAAGCGATGAAGAAGAACGGCGCGTACACGGGTGACTTCCGTGACGCGATGGCCAAAGGCGAGATCACGGCCGAGGAATTCAACAAGGCCGTCATGGACTTGGGTATGACTGATGCAGCGAAGGAAGCCGCTACCAGCACCCAGACCATCGAGGGTGCGATGGGTAATCTTGAAGCGTCCGTAGTGAACGTCGGCATGCAAATATTGGATTCGTTCAAAGGACCCGCCACTCAAGGTATCAGCATGCTTGCCGAGGGTATCGGCAGTCTGCCTCAGGCTTTCAAAAGCATATCATCGTCGATGATGCCAGCCTTACAGCAGGTTGGTCGCGTGTTCCAGTCTTCTTTCGCTCCGGTCGGCCAAGTGTTCACCAGCCAACTATTACCGGCTTTAAAACCGTTCATGCAATCATTGCAGAATCTTGGCGGTGCGATCATGCCTGTCTTGAATGCCGCTTTCCAAACGTTCATGCCGGTATTGGGTTCGCTGGTCGCGAAGCTTACGGAGGTTGGAGCTACGATCATGGCCACGGTAACGCCTGTCATCAATAACATGGCCGCCGTGGTGCAAGCCGTGCTGCCGACTGTTCAGGCTGCGTTCACGACGGTCGCGTCTACCATTCAAGGGGTTATCAACGCGGTGTTCCCGTCCATTCAGACGGTGATAACCACGGTCATGAACGTCATTAATGCGATCATCACTACGGTTTTGGCCGCAGTGCAAGGTAATTGGAATGGTGTATGGGCTGGTATTGGCAACATCGTCACGACGGTATGGAATGGTATTAAAGCCAGCGTGTCAGCCGCTATAAACGCCGTTTCGGGCGTGATCGGTTCGGTCATGGGTTCCATCAGCGCTTATTGGACTGGCGTGTGGAATTCGGTCAAGGGACTGGTGTCCAGCGCGTGGAATGGCATTACCAGTACTGTCAGCAATGGTGTCAACAGTGTCATGAACACCGTGCGAGGCATCGGTGGAAAGATCAAGGGCGCGTTCAACGGGGCCGGCGGCTGGCTGTTGGACGCGGGCAGAAACATCATCATGGGCTTGGTCAACGGCATTAAGAATGCGATCGGCTCAGCCGTGAACGCGGCTAAATCCGCGGCTTCCAGCGTCGTGAACGCAGCCAAATCCGCGTTGGGGATTCATTCCCCGTCTCGAGTGTTCCGTGACGAGGTCGGCAAGATGATCCCCGCCGGCTTGGGTAAGGGCGTCGAGGCGAACATGAACTTGGCCGTGAATCCTGTACAGCGCATGGTAGCGGATCTCATGCCGAACAGTCTATCGAACGGGACGGCGAGTCTTCCTGTCTCCTCCCCGGTTTTGGCGGACACGAATGGTGGGACTCGAGTGTCGGCTCCGATCACGGTGAACGCGTCGGATCCGACCATGGCGGCCCGGGAAACGGTCCGCATGATTAATTTTGCTTACGTGTGAAGGAGGTAGTCTGATCTTATGAGCATTTTCCCTTTGGATTCGCGTGATATCCGGTTAACGTTGGATGGTTTCCCGCTTTACGGGTTGGATGATAACGGCTGCGAATGGCATACCACTTTTCAGGATGTGAGTGGCCTGTTCGATGGTGTGGCTTCCACGTTGAAGACCAGTGAGAAGGTCATGACCGACGGATGGTATTGCAATATTCCGGTTTTTCAAGGCCGGACGATCACCATTGAGGGTTATATCATCGGCCGGTGTACCGAAAACTGTCTCGCTTCTTGGGATTTACTGAAACGTACGGTTGGCGGTACCGACGTGTCGTTGACGGTGACCTTAGGTAATGTCGGACGGCAGGTCCAGGTCATGCAGTCCGCTTCCGCCCCGCTCGTGAAATGGGCTGGAGTGAACATGTTGAGATTCAGTCTCAGTCTGACATCCTTGACTCCTTACCTTTTCGGAATGGATCTCGTGAGTGAAAGGACCGGTTTACCGAAGACCGTCGGAGGTCTAACGTTACCGTATTCTTTCACGAATGCTGCGACGGATTCGACGTCTAGGTGGATGTGGAGCGAGACTTCCGTATCTGGCTACGTGCAGTTGCAGAACGTCGGTACCGCTCCGAGCCCGGTGTTGGTTCGTATCGACGGTCCAGTCGTCAACCCGCGGATAACGCATACCGGATCCGATCACGTCATGGCTTTCGATATAAGCTTAGGCAGTGGTCATTATATCCTCATTAATGGTCAGACTCACGAAATTTTGGTCGATGGGACTGATTCGGCACGTGGCCGGGTCAAGCGTCGTGAATGGAGCCAAGCGGAAATCGGCACCAATACGTGGAATTTCAGTGCCAGTGAATTTTCCGATGCGGCTAGGATGACGGTTTCCTTCTATCCGGCTTACCTGTAAGGGGATGAAATTGGTGTCTGAGAGTCTTTTTCAAACGTCGATGGCCAGTGTGAATGGCGGACGGGTGTTATGGCAGCGATCCGGTTTTCAATTTCTGGCTGTCTCCTTGGTCGACGGGACGGTCTTGGCTGAACTGCCTGATTTGCAGTTGACCAGGCTTTCGTATCGTTTCGAGGAAGTGACGAGAGAGACGGCCGTGCTTCCATGGCATGGCGTTTGTCGGAATTGGGATGAGGCCACTACGCCTTATCAGGTTGCGGTGCTTTTGGTCCGGGGTGAGATTGTCTTATGGGGCAGTATCGTAGTCAAACGGGAACGAAGCCTTGAAGGCCAAGGGGTGAGTCTCACGATGGCTTCCGTCGAGCATTATCTGGATTCCGTGTTCGTTGGGGATCATTCATATGTGGATCGTGATCAGTGTGATATCGTGAAGGATCTGGTGACCAGCACGATCGACGGGCATCGGTTCAATCTTCAGGTCGAAACGTCTTCGAGCGGGGTTAGACGTGACCGTTTGTACAGTGCGGGAAGCGACAAGACGTTACTCAGCGTTTTGCAAGAGCTGGCCAATGTGCTTAACGGTCCTGAATGGTGCACCATGTGGCGGAAGTTGGATGATGGCCGTTACCAGCCTGTCCTGAAGGTCGCCGACCACATTGGTTCGTCGACTGTGGCTACGACTTTCGATGAGACCGTGATGACCTCCTTTACCGTAACCGAAGATTACACAAGCGGTTATGGTGCGAACTGCGTGATGGCGGTAAGTACCGCCGATGCGGGTGACCGTCCGCAGTCGGATGCGATGACAGTCAGCCAACCCCACCGTCCTGTCGTGGAATATGTATTCCAACCGTCGTCCAGCATCACGAATAAGGAGACTTTGAATTCTCATGCGCAGTCCACGCTTTTGCAAATCGCGGACGGCACTAAGACCATCAAGATGGGATTGAGTCTGCTTGCCGCTCCGGTGATTTATCAGGAATGGCAGCCCGGCGACCTTATTTCTTGGGATATTGCCGATGAGAGGGGCTTTTTCACTGGTTTCAGTAAGGGGTCTGCACGTATTATTGGATATGAGATTGATTTCACTGGCGTGTGGACTATTACGCCGACGTTGCAAGATGAGGTGACCAATGCAAAGCAAATTCAAATTCAGTCTTGACGGGGCGGATGCTACGGCACGGCAGTTCATGGAGATCCAGCGGCAGGTACAGGAACTTCCGCCTAGCATCGTGAACAGTGTGAAGCCGATGGTCGAGCAGATTACGTCCATGTATCAGGAGATCCAGACGCTGACAGGGAATCTGGACCAGCGGGTGAGGGAGAGCATTCGCTTGAATTCGTATACTAGGGGTGAGATCGATCAGAAGATTCAAACCGTCGACCGGCTTGCGCGTACGTGGAATTGGGGCGTATTGCCTCCCGTGAACGGTGGTACCGGTACCGGGAATGCGTATGAGAATCTTTTTACCGTCGGCCCGTGGCGGGCGGCGTGGGTTTTGAATGACGGCACGATTGGTACGGCGCAGTCGATTCGTGCGGTGAAAACGAGCATTTGCGATGCTGATGAGTTCATTCCGGTGGATGCTTTACGTCAGGTGAAGTGGCAGGTTTTCAGGATGAAGGATGATGAGAATCAGCATTTGGATGATGCTCAGCCGATGGTCGGTATGATTGCGGATGATCTGGACGCTGCCGGTCTGGGTCTCTTCTGTGAATACGATGAGGATGGTGATTTGGTCGGCATTAATTATCCGATGCTTGGTGTGGCGGCTTTGCGTTTGGCTCAAGCTGCGATGGATGAAGTGGACAGGCTGAAAGCCAAGGATGAAGGACTATCGGCCGATGCCGGTAGAATGAATGTGACTAAGTCTATTGACCTGACTGTGGAGGAATGATTCATGGGTAATGTTGTCATGCATCCTTTGAATGCTTTGAATGGCAGCCCGGCTTATACTGCCGATAATTTTCGGCATGTTATCAACTCGTTTCTGGCTCCGTCTGACGGTACGGTTTTCAACCGTGTTTCCGGCATCTTATCTGGCGCTGCGAGCCCGTTGTGCAGGATTGAGGGGTTGGCTGTTACCGTCTGGCCTCATTGTGGGATCGTGAGTCCGTGGAGCGACGTAGGGGCTTATACTTATGCTCTCATGGGTAAGGAGACTGTGACGGTGCCCAGCTCGGAGGGTCTTTATAAGGTCGCGGTTATTGTAGAGGATCCGAATAATTCTCATGGTACTGTTCCTCGTGGTTTAGTGAAAGTGTATCCGGGTTCGACTGCCGATAATGCCATTCCCGGCTTGGTGATCGCCCGTGTTAACGACGGTGTTATTTCTGACGTGGCTCCTGTGTTGCGTCAGAGCATGCTGGTGGAAGTGGCTGATGAGACTATGTTGAAGGCTCTTTCCGCGGCCGAGGGGCAGGAGGCGTTGGTGATGTCGACTGGCCATCGGTACGTGAAGGAGGGTGAGGTTTGGCATGATACCCTCGAGGTGTCTACTACTAACTGGCTTAACGGATCCATTACTTTCCTGTGTGGTGCGGATTCTTGTTCCATTCAGATTTCCGGCATTCAGATTGATGATAGTTCGTGGTCTTCGGTTGCTTTCCCTACGAAGGTGAAACCGGAGTGTTGTCCCGCGGTGGAGGTTTCGGCTGCGCTTTGCGTTGAGAATGGCTCCAGCACTACTGGTTTGGTGATAGTGGGTACTGATGGTACTGTTTCGGTCACCAATAGGGGTGGTGCTGGTTCGACTGGTTCTCGTAGGGGTAGTGTGAGCTGGCCGATTTCCAAACGGTATTAGAGGATTGTCGGGGGTTGGTTTTCTGGTTTGAGTGCCACGATCGTGTTTGTTCGATCGTGGCACTTGTTTTATGCTGTGGTGGTTAGAGGGGGCAGATGCGGTCTCGTAGTTCGTCTGGTAGGGATGGTTTCGGGTAGCGTTCGAGGAATTTCTTGTCGGTGATTTCGCAGAATTTGGAGAGCCAGTGGCCTAGCGAGCGAATGTAACTGGTTTCGAGGTCGCTTGTGTATTGGAGTGCGTCTCGGGTTTGGATGAGTTTGTTTATTTTTTCGTCTTGGGCGTCGATTTGTTTTTTGAGTTCGCTTTGTGCCTCGACGAGGTGTTGGTAGGCGTCGGTGAGGTTGTTGCGTCGTGTGGATGCCCATGTGATGGTGCCGCCTATTGCGATGCCGGCGAGTCCCATAACGGAAGAGATTAGTTCAGTCATGAGATTAAGTTTATCGCAGGGGACTTTGGTATGCTGGGTGCCATGGATCAGGAATCAATTGAGAATGTTGTGTTGTTTCTCTTGTTGGCGTTTCTCGTTGGGATCATGGTGACGGCCGGTTTTCTGTTTGTCGCTTGGATCCCTGATTTCGCCCGTTTTCTGTTCATTGTCTGGTATGTTTTAACTGTTTGAAAGGAGACAGGATGTCTTACGAAAACATTGTCGCGTATAACAGCCCGAATTATACGAGCGGTCGCCCGTATGGGGTTAAGTTCATCGTGATTCATTGGTGGGGTGATCCGAATACGCATCCGACGTTCGAGGGTGTTATCAAGACTTTGTGTAGCCCGGCTCGGGGCGCTTCCGCGCATTATGTGGCTGAGGCTGGTCGTGTGGCGTGCATCGTGGATCCTGATGATCGTGCATGGAATGCCGGGGATGGGATCGGTGTTGGTTCCAAGGGCAATGATATGGGGATCGGCATTGAGTGTAATCCTCGTCAGTCGGATGGTGATTATGAGACGATCGCCGAGCTTATCCGTGATCTTCGGACCTCGTATGGTGATTTGCCGTTGATTCGTCATCGTGATTGTTCTGCGACGCAGTGTCCGGGCTCGTATGATTTGGATCGTTTGGATCGTTTGGCTCATGGTTTGGTGGCTCCGTCGAATTCGGTGCCTGTCCAGCCTGCTACGCAGTCGGTTACGAAGCTTGAGGTGGATGGTTCTTGGGGTCCTTTGACGATGCGGAGGGCTCAGGAGGTTGCTGGCACGACTGTGGATGGTGTCATGTCTGGGCAGGTTCGGTGTATTGAGAATCGGAACATCGCCTGTTTGGAGGTGGGGACTTCCGGCAGTGATTGGGTGGAGTGGATGTCGCATCGTTTCGGCATTACTGACCGGCCGCGCAATGCGGGTCCTGAGTTCATTCGTCGGTTCCTTGTGGAAATGAATGGGTTTGTGGGGGATGGTGTGATCGGTCCTGCTCCGAGCATGGCTGTGAAGGAATTCCAGAAGCGGCTTAACCGCGGTGTTATTTTTAACTGATTGGAAGGATTGGTGTTTATGGCAGAGCATGCTGTGTTGGCGGATGACGTGTTGTCCGGTGAGCCGACTTCGGAAACCATGATCACGAATGAGTGCGCGGATGGCAGTGATAATTATGTGCCTACGTTCGATGCTGACACTCGTCGTTGGGCGTATTTGGTGTCCGGCTTGATTGGTATCGCCGGTGCGGTGGCCAGTTTGGTGAGCGCGGTGCCGGGTGTTCCTTCGTGGGTCGCTGTCGTAGGTGGTGCTTGCGCTTTGATCGGTTCTGGTGTAGCTGGCTTGTTCGGCGTGCATTATGCTGGTGTGAGCCGCTGATCTGCGTCTGATATAAGAACGCCCCGCATTTGGTCTTGTTGGCCGTTTGCGGGGTGTTTTTGTGCGTTTTAGGGGTTATTTCCAGTGGAAGAAGCGGATGGTGATTGGGGCGGTTACTGTGAAGTTGTAGCCTAGGCCGTTTTCGACTTCCTTGATGGGAGTGGTTTTTATTTCTTCGAGGCGGTTTAGAAGCCCGTAGAGGCGGGTGAATTCGGTGTAGTCGTCGATGCCGATTTGGCCGAATGTGATTTCCGGGCCTAGTCCGTGGTTGTCGAGGATGTCGTTTGCTTCGGGTTGTTTGAGGAGGATGTTGATTATTGTGGAGAGGTATTCAAGGGTGTTCATGTTGGGTTCCTTTCTTACGTGCATTGCGGATTAAGTTTTGATATATCTAACATAACATAATACGGCATGCCATGCGAATGCGACACGCCGTATTATGTCATGAAGTCAGTTGAATGCCTCGCGGCCGTCCTTGGTTATCTGCCATCTCCAGCAAGGGCGGTTGTGGCGGCTGACGCTGGCTCTGTCGACACGGCGGACAAGCCCCTCGCGTTCAAGTTCGACCAGACGGCTTCTCAGGCTTTGTGGAGTGTCGTTGATTCCGACGGTTTCCGCTATGTCGGTGAGCGTCTCCGCGTTGATGGGATTCGCTTGGAACGAGAGAATGGTGAGCACGTGGAGTTTTGGAGTGTCCATTTTATATCCTGCTTTCTGCTTGATGCCGGTAGAGTGCCGCGATGCTTGTGGCTGCGGCCAGTCCGATGAGCCATTTGAGGCCAAAGTGGATGCGGAAGGCTTTGGCGGCCGCTATCCATGTTGGCAGTGTCGTGTAGGGGCTGAGACACCATCCGCAGTAGGCAAGCCCACCAAGGCTGGAAGTCAGGCTGTTGGCCTTGTTCTCGGCCTCACTGGTGAGCTTTTTTCGGAGTTTGGAGAAGATGTAGGCCGGGCCTGTTGACAATTGCGCCACTGTGGCTGAATATCCGCCCGCAAGGCCGGCCGTGATGACGGCTGTCCACCATTCGGTTTTCATTTTGTGGTCCTTTCGTTATTCGTCGATGATTTCTGCCGGAGTGTAACGGATTGTTCCGTCGAGCAGTATCATGGGATATTTGATTGGTTTGCGTTGGTTTTTTGCGATGGCGCGGATTGCGGTGGCGGTGGGGCTGCCGGAGGGGACGGTATGGAGTTGTCGCCATGTCCATTGCGCTGCCGTGCGGCATGAGTTCAGGAATTCCGCAGTTTCGGGGGCGCATGTAGGGCAGCCATCGAAGAGGATGTAGATGTCCGGGCTTTTGAGGAGGGTGTCGATTGTCATCAGAATGATGCTCCTGTCGCTTTGGTGAGTGTGTCGATGATGTGGAGGGTGTTGAGCTGTTTGCGTTTGTGTTCGGCGATGAGCGGTTGGATGTCCTTTCTGTGGACTGGGATGATTTGGTGTCGTGCGCTGGCGTAGATTCGTGGGTCGTACAGGCTGAAGTAGAGGGTTTCGAGCGTGTCGCAGACTACGAAGTATTGGATTGCTTGCGCGCGGTATGCGGCTGGGATGAAGTCGATTCCGGTTGCGTTGAGGTTTGTGGCTGCTGCGGGGAGCACTTGTGCGGCGGTTTCGGCGAGGTCTTCCGGCAGGGTGTGCTGTCGGATGAGCTGTGAGTGGACCATCCATGGGATGACTGCTTGGAGATGGTAGGCGCTTCCGAGGCTTTTACATTCGATGGCCCATGTCGGATTGGTTGAGGCTTGGTAGGCGTCTGGGCTGCATGCGATGCGTGGGTCTTCATCGCTTTCCCAGATGCCACAGTCGGTCACGCAGTCTTTCTGCTGGCGTCCGAGTTGTTGGAGGGTGAGGAGAATGTTTTCCGGTTCGAGCCTGTGGCCGCGTTCCATGGGGTTTTCGTTGGTTGGCTGTTCGGCCATGGTTTCGGCCAGGAATTTCCAGAAGTCGATGTTGACTTTTAGGCGCTTGTTTTTTGCGTCGGCTTTGATGATTTGTGCGTCGTAGTTTTGCGCGGTTGAGAAGTATTCGTCGGCTTTTGCTTGTGTTTTTGCGTTTTTTGATTGTTCGAGTGCTTTGTTGCGGCATTCGGTCAGTTTTTTAGTGTCGGTTTTTGGCCAGTGTTCTAGGGCCAGGCTGCCGCTTTTGGTGCCGGTGATGCGGCCGATGCGTTCCTGGAGCCATTTGTCGGTATCGTTGGATTGTGATAGGTTGATGATTTTCATTGTCAGTCCTTTCCTAAAGCTGATACATGCATTATATGTCAGATTAATAACGTGAATGTTGGACGGCGTGTTGCACCCCTGTCGCGCGATATGACAGGTATGTCAATCCACGAAGGAAAGGGATTGAAAATGAACGCCGTGGGGCTTCCCCTCAAAGGTTTTCGACGCTGATGGGGAAGTCACCGTCGCTCCGATGGAGGTGTCCGGGTTCGACGACTTCAGCGCCGTTTCAGCCCCGATTCCGACGACCGTGGTCTGTGGGTTTGGCTACGACTGCGACTGGCAAGTCGACGTCGAGGAAGGCGATGCCTGCGACGCCGAGGCCATCAGTGGGCTTTTTGCTCTGTCTTGGATATGATAAAAGCCCCGGCGTGGTGTCGGGGCTTGTCTGTATCACATTCGGTTGATGGCGTCCATGAGCTTTGTCAGGTCGGCTTGGGTGATTCCTCGCCAGCCTTTAACTTGCCGGCTGAGAGTGCCTGAGATGAATTCGCCGCGCGTTTCGGTTGGAATGGCGCGTGCGTCCATCGCTTTGACGAGGGCGGCGTATTGGTCGGCTCCTATCGGCCGATCGGCCGTGTCGAATTTCTGTCTGGCGCAGCCTCCGTCGTCGTCCTTGTCTGGGAAGATGTCGAGGATGGTGGTAAGGCTGTAGCGGCGGGCGTAGGTAATGGCGCTTCCGACTTGCTGTGGGTCTCCGGTGAGGTAGAACGGGTATGCGCAGACCGTCTGCTGTTCGTTTTCGTCGAAAATGATGGTTTCGACGGTGCCGAGGGGCTGCCGTCCGTCTCCTGTGCCGTTGAAGGTGACCTTTTGGGTGAATGCGATGCCGTGCTTCTCGAAGATCGGTTTGATGTTCTTGAGGAGGGTGGCGAGATTGAGGTACCTGTAGACACGGCTGCCGGCGTTGGCGGTCTCGTCCGTGGAGAAGTTCGGGACTTCGTTGAGTACTTGCATGAATTTCTTGCTGAGGTTGTTGTTTTCCATTTTTGGGGCCTTTGTGTGGTCAGTTCTTGCGGATGAGGTAGATTTCGTTCTGTGGTCCGTCGGAGTCTTGCTGGTCCATGAAAACTCTTAATGCGTCCATTCCGGCGAAATTGTATGCCTTGATGAAGAGGTCGAGGAGTTCCGGCTGGTTCTTGGCGAGAATGTAGAGGTAGCATGCCCAGTCCGCGTTCTTGTGGTCGGTTCCGTATTCTTCGAAGGTGTGGGAGAAGTCTTCGAAGGTGACGAATTTGTGGTTTCCGACGCGGTAGGCGAGGCCGATGTGACTGAAGTGGACGTCGTAGTGGCTTTTCTGATCTAGGCGTACATCGATGTCGTGCATCATGGTTTTGGTTTCGTCTGTGGTGACGGTGTTCATTGGTGGCTCCTTTTGTGTTTATCAAGCTTCTTGCTTGATATGTCTAATATATCATAAAAGGCGTGTCACGTTGGTGCGACACGCCGTAATCGGTCAGGTTCCTGCGATCATCGTCTCCTGTATGGGGACGAGCACCGTGAGCGCGAGCATCAGTCACGCAATCCACACGTCAGCCGTTCCCATTTCACCTTCTTCTCGTGTTCGTTGATGACGGCTTTGATCTCGTCCTTGCTGTACTGCGGGATGATCGGGGCGATTTCGTCGACGGTCAGGTCGGCCATATGCCATCTGATGATCTGCTTCCTTGTTTCCGCTTTCATTTGGTGCTCCTTGTCGGGATGGTGTATTTCTTATAGTCGCAGGAGATCTTCCTGACGGATTCTTCATCCATGTCGCAGATTTCGCTGACCTTCTCGACCGGGTATCCGAGATCGAAGAGGTAGTGTTCGACACAGATCGTTTCTAACGGGACGTCATTGAGCTTGCGGGTCATTTCCTTGGCCTTTCTATCATCATGTCAAGTGCGTTCAGCACGAGGATCCATTTGTTTTCCAGGATTCCGGCCCATGCGGCGTGTTCGGATCCGCTCGTGGTTTCGAGGAGCCTTTGGAGGATGGTCTTGCACTGGCTGATGTCAAGGTTTACGGTTTCCTGCATCGCGAAAGCTTTGTCCGCATACCATCGTGCTTTCCTGAGGTCTTCTAGCGGGGTTCCTTTGCTATTGTACCTCCACAGGTATTTGATGACGTTGCCGGTGCAGAAGGGCTGGCATTGGGTGATGTCAATGCATTCGCAGCCGATGTTGCGGTCGGTGTAATGCGTTGGATGGTTGATGTTGTTGGTCATTTGTTTTCCTTTGCTTCCTTTGCGGCTTTGGCTTTGGCTCGTCGTATGCGTGCTCGTTCGTTTTGTTTGCGGATGTATTCGGCTTTCTGTTCCGGGGTCATGGCGTGGTAGCGGGCGCGTTGTCTGGCGAGCATTGCCTCTCTCCATTCGGGGTCGCTGTGGTAGCGTTCGCGGGCCGCTTCGCGTTTTTTCTTCAGGGTTTTAGGATTGCTGTGGTATTCTTTTTGTTTTTCCATGTAGTGTTCGGCGTGTGTTTCCCTCCATTTCCTGTTGGCCTCGGCGCGTTCTTCCTTGTGGCGGCGGTAGTAGCGGTAGTCGCTGATCTTGCGCCGTTCGGCTTCGGATGGCTGGCTGTTGCGCATTTCGTTGATCCAGTCCATCATGTTTGGGTTGTCGAGGTCGATTTCGACTGGTTCCTGCGTTTTCTTTCTTCCCATTTTTCGTCCTTAGAAGCAGATTGTTATGAGGATGGCCAGTTTTTCCGGCGTGATGTCCGTGACGGCTTTTTCGAAGAGGGTGCAGCTTGCGACCGTGGCCCCTGCCCGGTCGAACAGGATCATGTCGATCAGGTTGTCTTCGGTTGGGGTGAGGATCAGTTTCCTGTCGGAGCCGTGTTTGGTGATCTCGGAGGAGAGTCCGTAGTCGCCGAGGTCGAGGGGTTTTGCCGTGAAGTCGTTTCCGGTGGCGTTCAGCTTGTCGGAGATTTCGAGGACGAGGGTGTCTGGTTCGAGGGTCATTTGTGGTCCTTTCGTTTTGTTTGGCGGATTGTCAGAGGTTGTGTCTGATGTTGTCGATGATGGTGTCGAGGGGGATCTGTTCGTTTTCGGAAGATCGGGAGATGGGCTCGTATTCCACGTAGTAGCCCCTGTTTGGGTCATCGTGGCCTATGGCTATCACGTCGTCGGGGTCGTCGGGGGTGGCGGGGTGGTCGTTGTTGTCGTTGTTGTTCAGTGTGATGTACATGGCGTTGTCGGAGTCTTCCTTTGTGATGATGATGGTGTTTTCGTTGGTAATGAGTTTTGTGTCGAACTCGTATGGGAGGCATCCGTTGAGGATGTGGAACAGGGTTCGTATGTTTGGGTTCTTGTCCATTTTGGTTTCCTTTTTGTTTGGTGGCGGGGTTTTCCTTGCCTGATGTTTAACACTGTACCCACATCCGTGATGCGACACGCCGAGGGCATGAGAAAAGGCGGCACGCTGCTGCACGTGTCGCCTTAGGATTGTCAGAGGCCGAGGAGTCTTGCCATGTCGGCCGAATCGTCGCGGAGCTTCTTTTCCCGCCTGTCAGCGCCTTTCACTTCGATCGGCACGCACATTTCAAGCAATCGCGAATAGATGCGTTTCCTGTCGACGGAGCTTGGGTCCTTCAGCTCGGCTTGTGTGAGGTTGGATGTGACGATGAGTGGCTTGCCGCTCCGGTATCTGGAGTCGATGATGTTGAAGATCATTTCGTTCATGTAGGATGTGTCACGTTCTGCGGCCAGATCGTCGATGACGAGCAGATCAAGACGGTTGAAGTCGTCGAGGTAGCGTTGCTTGCCGTCGAACATTCCTTGGAGGGTGTTGGTGATCCTTGCAAAGTTGGTTACGAGGCATGGACGGCCTTGGCTGATGAGTTCGTTGGCGATGCAGGCTGCCGCCCATGTTTTGCCGGTGCCGACCGTGCCATATAGGAGCAGTCCTTTGCCGCGTTTCTTCATTTCAGGGAAGTTGTCGACGTACTTGTGGGCGATGCTCATGGTTTTCGGGTCTGTTCCGTCGTCGTTAGCGAAGGTCCAGTCGGCCATTTCACTGTCAGGGAAGCCGAGTTTGCGGAGTCGGTTGACTTCGATGCGGAGGTTTTGTGCCTGTCGGGCTTGTTCTTCTGCGTTCTGGCGTTCGCGTGCGCAGGCGCAGGGCGTGTATGGTTTCTTTTCCTTGCCGTCCCATGTGGCGGTGAAGCGGCATTGTTTTGGCGTGTGGCATTTGCCGCATGTGAGGAGGCCGTCTTCGTTGAGATAGTCGCCTTTTTCGTAGTGGCTGTTTTGGCTTGCTTCGCGGACCATGGTTTCGATGAGGTTGGTTTTCATTTGTGGTTCCTTTTCTGTCGTCCGAGATTATATTACCTCACGCATTGCTGGTATTGTGCGCCGGCGTGTCGTGGGGTTAGAACCAGCCGTTTTCGCGGGTGCATTCGGCTACGTGGCCGTCGGCGTCCTGTGCGATGACTGCGGCGTTGGCGTCGCGTCGAATGGTCGTTCGGGCATTGAGGTAGCCTTCGAACTTGTTACCGAAGAGTGTGTCCGGGCGGAGGAATTTTCCCATCTCCGGGTTGTTGAGCCAGTCTGCGCATTTCTTGTCGATGACCAGCTTCATGTCCTCGACGGTGAAGCCTTCCTTGAGGCGGGCCTTGACGAGTTTGCGCGTGTTTGCGGTGGTGGGCTTGTATTTGGTGCCGGCACGGCGGTTGAGGTGGTTTACGACTTCTTCGGTGGGGTCGGGTTTCTTTGGCTGTGCGGGGGTTTGAGGCTCGTTGAGGAGCGGCTGCGGTTCGGTTATGTCATGTTCCGTTGTGGTGTCGGCTGGATCTTGCGTGTCGTTCTGACGTGTTGCGATTTCCGGGTTGGTGGCCGTGTAGTCGCACATGCGGATTCCGTTCACGAATTTCTCGTGCTTGACGATGAGCTTCTTGGCTAGGAGGGATGCGAGGGTGTTGTCGACTGTCCTCATGGAGCATCCGCACCATTCGGCAATGTATCGTCTGGTGCCGGAGAACTTGGAGTTTCCGTCCTGTGAAAAGCCGTAGATAAGCGCGTAGACGATGAGTTCGTAGCCTTTGAGGTTGAGCTGGTTGCGCATCCATCCTTGGATCGTGATGAAGTTGTTGTCTTTGACTGCTGACATGTTGTTTCCTCCGTTTTAAAGGGAATCCCACTGACTGCGACCGGCCCTACCCGGTGCAATCAATGGGATTCTTGCCATGTGATTCATGTCCTCCACGTGAACGGTAGGGCACTCACATGGCGTATGTCTTTAGTGTACCACGTTTTTTGGACGACACGCCAACGGTTTTCCGGGATGTCACATGCCAGCTGAGACGGCCGTCACGATAATGGCCCTGCCGTCTCCTCTGCTTCCGATAGAGGCGTAAGGCTGAACGTAGACGGCTGCCGTGGGGGAACCCGATCTCTCGGCCGGTTCAGGCATGGGCTGAAGATCCGTCAAGATCACTCCTTCTCGATGAATGAGCTGAAGAGACTGCGATTGTAGAGGATGCCGCCAAGCTTCGAAAGTGCGACCACGGGATTATCGTACTGCCTGCATGCGGTATCCCAAGCCTCAAGGACCTCCTCGTCGCCGAACTTCGAACATAGGCCGGCAAGGAACTCCCGGGACTTGTCTTCGCTTTCCTCACGGAAGTGAACCCCGTACCTCTCAGGCAAGAGATTGCCGATAGTGTCATAAACGCTCATTGGGTGATCCTTTCTTGCTATTGCATTACCTCAAGTGTACCACGAAGCATCGAAAGGCAAGAGGCAGACACTCACTGCCCAACCTCACCCTCGCCTCACTCGCGTACCCAACCCTCATTCACTCGCCTGTCTCCTCACTCACCCTCAACCCAGTCGCCACACATGCCTCTAGAACGCACGTAAAGACCCCTCAGACCGATCCTCACGTCAAACCCGATAACTCGTCAGGACCCACCCACGACAGCCCGTCAGAAAGGCCTTTACGCACGAAAGTGACGTTCCAGCCCAAACAAGCACCGAAAAAGCAGCGAGGAAAGCCATGTGGCACCGAATCGTGAGAGAACCGACCAAGCCAAGCAAAGGACTGACTCTCCTCCTTGCCCAGAGCCATGGAAGGAGCCTCGAACCATCATGTCAGACTCCATGGCTCGACACTGCCGTCATCGAAGGCTTCGAAGCTTGGTCTATCGGGATAGGTTTCCGTCTCTCCCCTTGGAAAGAAAGGTTTCATCTTTCTTTCTCTTTCTATGTATATCCCCTATCATATCTACCCTATCCATATCACTATATATATAGAGTTGCAATTTTTGCAGTGACCCGTTGTAATTTCTGCAGTGGGGCAGTTGCAATTTTTGCAGTGGGGCATTGTAATTCCTGCAGTGGGTAGATACTAGTACGGGGGTATCGTAAAGTGGTCTGGAAAGGGTCCGTTCCGCCGCCCCCGTACGCCCTGCCGGCAACGGCAATGAAAAAAGCCTCGACCAGTCATGGAGGAACAATCCTCCAAAACCAGCCGAGGCCAGTCTCCCATGAGAGCCGTCACGTCTCCTTGATGCTCAGCCCGTACCGTCGTGCGAAGAGCTTGCTCTTAAGCCGGTACACGTCGGTCTTCATGCCCTTGACGTCCTCGACGACCTCCTTGCCGTCCTCCACGTAAACGAAATCCGCCACATAGGAGACAGGCCGGTAATGCTTGCCGTCCACATCGAAGGCCGGGACAAGCTCGTAACGCACCTGCCTGCGAAGATCTTCAATGTCCCCGTCCTCTTCCATGCTCTTCAGGACGAGATACCGGTCGGCCTCGCGTCTCGAATCGAAGGTCATGCCGCCTACGACGGTTTTCTTCGCATGGTATTTGTTTGTCCGCCAGCCCATGGTCACCTGCCAGTGCTTCCGAAGCCGTTGTCGCCACGCTCCGTGGGAAGGAACGCGGCGGTCTGCTCCAGAGGCTCGGAGACCACCGGTATTACAACCAGCTGGGTGATCTTGTCCCCCGCTTCGAACTCCTGGTCTTCGCTACCATTGTTATAGAGCTTGACCACGATGCTTCCCGTATAACCCTCGTCGATGAGCCCGGTGCTTGTGATGTCGCGCATGACGTTGAGGCCGCTTTTGCTGACGAGCAGTCCGGCGCACCCGTGTGGCAGCGCCACGTGCACTCCAGTCTCGACTATCGCGTTCCCGTACGCCGGCACCGTCACGGCCTTTGGTGTACGCAGATCGAGCCCGGCACTGCCCTGTGGGCCTCTCGACGGCATAGCTGCTCCGTCGTCCAACATGATTTCCATTCTGACCTCTTTCGTGGTAGTCTTATGAGTGTCGGGATTCTTTCTTGGTTTTTGTCCCGGCATGGTTCCCTTTAACAAAAAGATAATCCCCATTCTGACATAAGGCCGGAATGGGGATTATCTTTTCTCTGTCCGAGGTTACTTGGCGCAGTATCCGTGGTTGATGGACTTGACGAGCCAGTAGAAGAAGTAGATTCCGCAAGTGAGGAAGCTGTATACGCACACCTTGATGAAGCCTGGGGCCTTTTTCTTGCCGCTGTCGTCCGGCTGGCCCATCACGTTGTTGATGATGATCGGCTGCGGTGCGGACTGCGGCTGGGCGTTCTCGTTGTTGTTGTTCTGTTCACACATTTTCATGGTCCTTTCTATCCGTGTGGATTATGTTATCCAACGTTGTGTGATGTTTAAATCATATCACGCTCTGTTGAATGACACGCCGAACGGACGACAGGCCGTTCCTCATCCCGATTGCAATGTCAAGAAGACAGTGCTATAGTGGGTCTTGCACTTTCCAGTGTGTTTCTCCGTTGAGTGCTCAACCGGGCTTCCCCTTCTTTCTCGGTTGAGCACTTTTTTATGCCCAAAACCTCTCCTTACGCCATCGTCACCAGTGACACACCAGCGCGAAACAGCTTGCAATAATACTCGACTCGTTGTATGATAAGACCTATGAACGCTAAAGATTACACTGCAACAGTACCCGAATACGCCTCCCGCTGGAAGCTCAACATTCAGACCGTCCGCCGCTTCATCCGCGAAGGACGACTCCACGCAGTCAAAGTCGGCCGATGCTACTTTCTCGACCCGGACGTAATCCCCGCGAAACGCACTCCGTCCGACGAGTAACCACACAACCAACCAGCCGTCTTAAAGGGGCACCCGATTCAGGTACCCCTTTAAGACACCACGGTAAACAGACAACCCGTCCAATCCCACCAAAAGAAAGCATCCACACCAATGAACGACCCGCACATCATTCTCCCCTCCGCCCGCATCGTCGCCGAACCAGAACCGAAACAGTCCAAGAACGGCACGCCATACCTCCTCATCCGTGCAGCCGCCAATGGAAGCCACAAGGACAAGCAGACCGGACAGTGGGTGAACCACGACACCATGTTCGCCACCATTTTCGAATATGACCAAGGTCTCGCCGCCACCTACTCCCAGACGCTCCACAAAGGAACCCCAGTGCGTATCGAAGGCGACCTGAAATGGTCCGCAGACACCGACCGCAACGGACAGCCGCGCACCGACTTCATCATCGGACACGCGACCATCAACCTGGTCCTGAAGAAAGCCAAAACCCAGCAATCCACGCCACAGCAGCAGGCCGACAACTGGGGCACCACCCCCCAGCCCGACCCATACGCACAGTTCCCCACCGTCGACGAATGGTGACAGAAAGGAACACAATGAACCCCAAGAAGCATCCAATCAGCTACAAGATAGGCACCATCGCCGCCTACCTTCTCATCACGGCCGCGACAGTCCTTGGTATAACCGGAACGATAGCCCTCATGAAACTGCTGATCGGCTTCATCCTAGCCTAACAAGAAACGCCCCTCTAAACACGGAGGGGCGTTTCTTATCCACGTATAATAAGATCCATGACAGAATCAGTAGTGCGAGACTCCCGCGGCCGCATCGTCAGCGGAGCATGCAACCCCACAGGCAAAGGCGGCTTCCAAGACCGCCCACAGGACCGAGGCTCATGGACCAAAGACACCAGCCCCACCCGCTGGATCCGCGAATTCAGCAAGCTCACCACCGAAGAATTCAACGAAAAAACAAAAGACCCGACCTTGACGATGGTACAGAAAATCGCCATCAAACACATTCTCAACGCATCCAAGGATCCAAAGGTCGCAGCCGACTATATCGACCGACTCGACGGTAAAGCCCGCCAGTCCACCGACGTATCAGTCACCGGCTACGAGCCACCGCACATCACCCTCGAAGTTTTTGACGACAATCCAGCAAACAGCAAGGACGCCCAATAGACGCATAGACTGTACTCATGCAGATAGCAAGACCATATCGCGACCTATGGTGGTGGCTCCACACGGAGACGCCACCATATCGTTATTATTGCTATTCCGGAGGCAGAGCCTCTGGCAAAAGCACCGCCGTCGCGCAAAGCCTCATCCTCCGTGCCGCCAGCCAGCCAATCACCGTCCTGTGCGCGCGAGAATTCCAGAACAGCATCGCAGACTCCGTGCACAAGCTGCTTGTGGGCACTATCCGGAAATTCGGCTTGCAAGGCTTTGAAATCACCCGCGATAGCATCAGCCACATCAACGGCAGCACTTTCATCTTCCGTGGCCTGCACAACAATTTCGAAAGCATTAAGAGCATCGAAGGCATCGACGTGTGCTGGGTCGAGGAAGCGCAGACGGTCGGCAAGGAAAGCCTGACCACGCTCATCCCAACCATCCGCAAAGCCAACTCCACACTGATCTTCACGTGGAACCCCCGGACGAGCCACGATCCCGTCTGGGCATACTTCATCTCCTCGGATTCGGAAGAACGCCACAAGCAGACCTGCCATTGGCATACAACATTCGAAGACGTGAAAAGGATCCTCAACCCAGACGTGCTCGCCATGATCGAAGCCGACCGGAAATCCGCCGACTTCGGTCACATCTGGCTCGGCCTCCCATACTCGGACACCGACAATCAGCTCATCAGCGACGACATGATCAACGAAGCCATCCACCGTACACCAGAGGACGGGCCCGTCACTTTCGGCGTCGACGTAGCGCGGTACGGCACCGACCGCACGGCCCTCACCATCAAAAAAGGCAACCATATCGAAACGCTCGAATCATGGACGCACGCAAGCATCGTGGACACCGGCGAAAGAATCAGACTCCGCGCATCGCAATCTCATCCCATCGACATCCGCGTCGACGACACCGGTGTGGGCGGAGGCCTCACAGACCTCCTCAAAACATGGGGACTCCCAACCACCGGCATCAACTACGCCGGAAAGCCGAAAGATCCACAATACCCCACCATCGCGTCCGAACTATGGTTCGACTTCGCAAACATGCTCCCACAACTCAGCATCAACCCACAGCTTACCGACCTAGCCAAACTCACCACCGAGCTCACCTCCCGAAAATGGCGGATAAACAGCCATAACCAGAGGCAAATCGAAAGCAAGCAAGACTACAAGGACGCCATGAACCTCGGAAGCCCCGACCTCGCCGACAGCGTGCTCCTCGCATGCTTCGAACCACCGCAACTCCCCTCATGGGACGTTATGGTCTGCTAACAGTAGCCTGCGGCCGGTAGAATCGTGAGACAGAACACCCCAGCACAGAAACGAGGCAAAATGACCATTCTCCGCAACCTACGTTCAGGCTTCGCGAACGCTTTCGGCCGCACAGTCGCCCCCCACACATCCGCAACACCGGCCGGTGGCAACACATGGCAGCGAATCGGAGGCAACGACATTCCCCTCCACGACACATACGACAATATCTTCCCCTACGTCAACGCCATCGCCCAGCGTTTCAGCACCGTCATCCCCTACGCCGTCACTTCAGACGGCCGTCGTCTCAACCCCGCCCCCCCAGCGTTAAACGCCCTATACGCCCCGAACGACAGTTACAGCTGTCTCGAATTCCTGAAACTCATCTCCGTCAGCATTCTCACACAATCACACGTAGACATCCTCGTCTGGACAACCGGAGGCCCCGGCGGCACCATCACCCCCGACAACATCGCCGGCTACACCCTTCTCCCCTCGAACAGCCGCGTCTACAACGACACCCACACCGACTGGTACCATCGCGTAACAATGGACCTCGGAAACGGGATCCGCCCATACGAATTCACCCGCGACGAAACCATCTCATTAAGCTACAGCCGCCACCCCGACGACCCCTCACGAGGCATCAGCCCCGCCATGACCATCAAAAAATGGGCCAGCGTGGACGACATGATCGCCGACTACGAGCACGGATTCTTCGGTAACAACGCCGTCCCCGCCGGCATGCTCGGCATCGTCTCCGAAAACGCTGAAGACTTCCAACGCAACCGCGCACGCCTCGAAGAAACCTTCCGCGGAGCCGGCAACAACAACGGCATCGTATACGACATGATCCCCGTCGACCCACTGACCCACAAGCCCAGCCAAACCAGCAAACTCGCATGGGTCCCATTCCAGAACTCCAACGACAGCCTCGACCTCAAAACAGTCAACGACGTCGTCAACAACCGTTTAGCCAACGCGCTCGCAGTCCCCGACATCATCCGCGGCATCGACAACGGCCAAACCTACGCAAACGCCGAAATGGCCGAACGCGCCTTCATCGAAAACACTCTAAAACCGTTATGCATGACCATTTGGGACAAATGGCAATTCGAACTCGACCGCATCACCGGCGGCCTCGGCTACGGCATCACCTTCACCCTCGACCTCCCCGCACAAACCGAAGTCGAAAAAATTCAAGCGGAAACCCAACAAGTCCGCATCAACAACCTCCTCCAGCTCGTAAACGCCGGAGCCTCAGTCGAAAGCGCCATCGAAGCACTCAACCTCCCAGACGCATACCGTCGACTCGACCTGCACCCATCCACACCCGACACGCCCACCCTCCCATCCGGAAAAACCATTACGAAAGCCGCCAAACCCGTCAACGACACACCAGACGAACCACACCTCCTAACCGCCACGCGAACCTACATCAACCGCGTCATCCAACTCACCCGACGCTCACAATCCGGACTCCATGACGACCTCAAAACCATCGGCCAACAGTGGATCCACGACGTGGAAGACGACCTCATAAAACACCTGACCGACTACGCCCGCAAAACCGGACTCAAACTCGAACAAATCATCACAGCATGGGCCGAAACCCACCCAAACAACCCAATCGCAGTTGAAGTGCAAGGCTACACGCAAAACGACTGGCAAAACCTCTACGATTGGGCCAACCTCCCATCAAACATGAAGACCGCATACATTGACCACTTGGAAACGGTCGCCAACACCACTTCCCAGACCATCACCACGAAAACGCTTGACATCCTCACCCGGGCGGACACGGACCAATGGGACGCACGACGCTTGCGCGACGAGCTCGCACGCCTCGGCAACGATCACGCCGAACTCATCGCACGATGCGAAACCGTCCAAGCACAACGGCTCGGAAGCCTCTACAGTGCGAAAAACATGAGCGAAACGCTAGGCGTCCGGTTGAAGAAAATATGGCGGTCCAGCGGAGACGCAACCACATGCGACTTCTGCAAACACATGGACGGCACCACCATCGGCCTTGACGGCTCCTACCTGTCCACCGGAGCGAACATCGAAATCGGAGACCACACCTACGTCAACAACTTCGAAGACATGACCACGCCAAACGGTCACCCGAACTGCCGTTGCTACGAAGACTACAAGGTCGTGGAGGACTGACCATGACATACGACATCCACTGCAGGAAATGCGGACGCTACCTCGGATCATGCACCCGGGACACCGACGTAACCCTCAAATGTCCCAACTGCAGAAGCCTATTGGAATACCACATCATGCTATTATGGGGACTTGAACACAAGCCCACAAAGGGCGTTCACGACAACACCACCACTACCAGATGAAAGGGTGACATGACCACTCGAAAGAGCTTCACCCACAGTGGCGGCAATCCTGAAACCGACGGCCGAACCCTCACGTTCCTAGCCAATTCAGGCAAGGTAATGTGCGGAGGACTCACCGTAGATCTCGACACCCTCAAAGCCCCACTCATCGACGGGACCTTGAAACTCGTGTCGGACCTCGACGAATCCGACAAGCTCTCGATCCCCCTACTCCTCGACCACATGCCATCCGTTGAAGCCCAAGCGGGAACCATCACCCGACTCTGGATGACCGATGCCGGGCTTATGGCCGAGGCCAGACTCAGCGAAGTCGACAACGGGGAACGTATCCGCCAGCTAGCAGCCGACGGATGCCTGACCAACAGTTTCAGCATTACCGTCGAATTCAACAAGCGGCCCAGCAAAGACGGCATCATCCACAATGGCGAACTGGTCGAAATCAGCGTCGTCTACCGTGGAGCCGACCCCCGGGCCGCATTCACCTCAATCAACCACCGAAAAGGAGACCCCATGGACAATGAACTCATGACCAAGCTGGCACGCACCGTCGCCCAGTTCAAACTCGACCCGGACGAGGCGGCAAACCTCACCTCGTCCGTCACCGACATCATGACCGATGCGGTGGCCGACATCAAGGATGCCATCGACACCCAGACCGACACTCCGAACGCTCAGGAACGGGTCACCCCGGAAGAACCGGCCCAGTCCTCCAACAAGCGTCCGCTCGTCATCATCAACAAGAGCAACCGAGCAGTCAAACAGTCCGGCGTCGCCTCCTTCTCCCGCGACCGTAAGACGTGGCTCGACTCCCCGGACGCCATGGCCGCCTTCGAACGCACCCTCATCGACAATGACAACAAGGGCGTTGAAGCATTCCATAAGGAATGGGCCGACACCGTATCCCGTAACATGGCCGACACCGCCTCCTTTGCCGTAGGCGAGACCGACGTGAACAAGTTCATCCCGACCGAAGCCATCACCACTATCAGCGACGCGCTCAACACGCGCGGATCTGGCCTGTGGAACCTGTTCCGCAAGACCGGCATGGACAGGCTCACCATCGGCGGCAACACCCTCGGCCTCACCGAAGCCACCCGCGCATACGGCTACCCGACCTCCTCCTACGGCACCAAGAAGAAGGACCAAACCCCGTCCTTCGTAAAGCGTGAACTGACCGCAGACTACACATACAAGTACATCACCCTGAACAAGGGCGACATCCGTCGTACGCAGAAGCCGGGCGCACTGCTCCGTTACATCCTGTCCGAACTGCCAAACTACATCATCCAGACCATCGAACGTCAGGTCGTGCTCGGCGGATACGACGACATGGCCCACTTCCGTTCCGTCGCCACCGACGCGGCTGACAGGTCCTCCGAATGGGCCGGCAACAAGTTCGCCCTCACCTACACTCTCACCGAAGACGCGCCGCTCATGGGCTTCGTGAAGGCTTCCCACATGGTTCGAGCCCAAGGCAACAAGGTCCTCGTCTGCAATGCGGACACGGTAGCCGACCTGCTCATGTCCGCCGACGCGAACGGCAACAGCTTCATCGCCCTCGGCGGTGACGACACCCTCGCCCGCGCTCTCGGCGTCTCCCAGATCATTACCCCGGAATGGTGGACCGAGGAGGACGACAAGAAGACGTCCGGCGTGGTCATGGCCGCTTCTCACTACGCGTTCGTCGGCGACACTTCCGTCGAATCGTTCACGAATTTCGCACTCCAGACCAACACCAATGAATACCTGCAGGAGATTTACGCTGGCGGTGGCTTGGATGCTGAGAAGTCCGCAGTCGTCATCAAACCGAAGGCCTGACAATGAACGTTGAAATGTATGCTCGAATCGGCGGCAAGGCGCTGCCGGAAGATAATAGGAACACAGTCAAGGTCCTCAACTTCGTGGATGAGGAGGGGCAGCCGGTGGCTTTCGGTCAGGGCGCTCAGGGTCCTGCTGGTCCTGCTGGCCCTGCTGGTCCTGCTGGCCCTGCTGGCCCTGCAGGCCCTGTTGGCCCTGCTGGCCC